TTTCGGCCTCTTGGGCTTACGCCATATACAAGCACGTCGCCTTCGTCTTCCGGCAGTCTGTCCTTGACGCTGATCCAGCCGCCGATGGTCGGGGTCTCATCTATCAGTTCCACATCTTTGAGTGCTACACGAATTAAACGCGAATCTTCATTAATCAACGTATCAAGTACAACAATCAGCACATTTTCTCTATAACCATGCCGTACCGGGTTCTTCTCCGACTGATAAGTGATGGGTGGTTCGCACCATGTATTTGATATCAACTCACTGTTCACAATGCGGTATACGAACGGCCTTTTATCATAGCCAGTAAGGATTCTGCACCGCTTTCCAAATAGCCCTAATTGTGGCATGTTGTATGGCGAATCTGTCATTCCCATTTCACCGCCCTTCCGCAATGCGGGCAAAACTTCATGCCGTGCATTAAATCAAAATTGCAATTGCCGCACTTGACGAAATGGTTACGTTTCCCGTCAATAAACCTTGGATTAACGGGCGTATGCTCTTTCAGCAGTTGAAGCGCATCACCGAGGCATTCCGCGTCATCGCCGTGAAATGCGTAGGCGGTAATCAGATACTCAAGGCCTTCGATAACCTTTTCCCGGTCAGCCATCCCATGTCACCGCCCTTCTCTCGGCTTCAACGCAAACCTCTCATCCTCTTCCCCTGTTGGAGGCTTATACTCATCATGATCCTTGTTTTGCCCTATCAGATAGCTATTAAATGCCTTACTGGCAAGCTGCTTATCTCCGGTTTGAAGAAGCATCCAAGTATATGCCCGTTCCGCTGATGCAAGCAGCTTGTCAGGCTCCTCAGTATTCTTAATGGCATCGTTCAGCTTCTGAAGATTTTCATTGGCTTGACGAATCTGATTTTGCAGCTGCTCTAAGCTATAACGCGAACACTCTTCTGCTCGTCTTATATTCTTATACTCGCGTTCCTTTTCCGCTGCCAGACGATTATTGCGGCGGATCAGTTCTTCGCTTTGTGCAAGGATTCCATCAAGAAAACCGCTGTCAATGATCTCAGCCATCTGGCGCGACCATGGAACACGCATCTTTTCTTCATCGCCTTGAAAATACTCGCGGATCGCCTTGGCTATGATGTTATAAGCCGGGCTGTCCTTGCTTTTGTTCAAAAGCATAGCAACCACGTTTTCCTCATCGGCCATCATACACACCCCCCTTGAAAATCCATGCTGATCTGTCCTTCAATCTCGCCGGTATCATCGATTTCATCCGCGATCCTGCATCTGAACGGGAAGAGAGGACACTCTTTGATCTTGCAAGACTTGACCTCATTACGACTCTCACCGGAACACTCCATACACTTACGATGGATCGCGGTCATCAGCGCATCTGCATTGATAATCTTACGCCTCATCTCACACCGCCATCCCCATGCAGGAATGCAGCACTCCCATCCGCCAGCATTCCTGGGTCAAAGAACGGCGCGCCATTGATCCTGTCTCTCAGGCTGTTGTTCTCCTCAATCAGCCAATCCATTTCACGGTTCAGCCGTTGAATCTCATGCCTTGCAAAAGACTGCTGATCAGCCTGCCCTGAAGCATAAGCCTTTTCAAGCTCCAGTTCGTGCATTCTCCCACTTGCACGGGACAGGCTTTTTTCAAGCCTGTCCCGATGGAGCCTCACCTGCAGATTGGTGTAGCGCACAGCGAGAAGAACTGTTACAACACCAATCGCATAACCAATTGCCAATTGAAGCATCTTGCACCCCCGTGAATCCTACTTGGCCAAGTAATCTCCCACATTGATTCCGGCAAACTCATCTGCTGATACACGCCAGTCATCCATTTGCTCACCGGATTGAATGACAATATGGTACACATCCTCGCCGTGGTGTGTCCGACCGACAAAGTAATCGCCGAAGACATAGGTACTGTTCCAATCATGCCCTTCGCTGAAGTATTTATCAATCACGATTCCTTCACGGAGATCGGGCTGCTGTCCAGCTTTTGCGGCCTGCCCGCATAGGGTAGAAATCACAAAGATTCCGGCCATCGTGAAGATCAGCATGATTGTCAGCAATCCAGTTGCAATCACCACTTTTTCAAACCTTTCTTCCCACTTGCTCATGGCCTGCCTCCTGTTGAAAGCGGTCGTAATCTCTAAGCTCTCTCTCCATGTCCCGGATATGCTTCGACAGATCACGTTTATGGAAGAGCCCAGCCTTTGCCATCTCACTCCTCGCTGCATTCAGCTTCGCGATAAACGCTTCACGCTGATCGCTCATATGTCCCCATCCTTCCTATGAAGACTGTGCCAGGCGTCGAACCCTTCCGGATAACGCCGGAGCAATTTGTCGATGTTCATCCAGGCAACATCACTTAACTTGATATGCAGAGCCGTGCAAGCTTCAGCAATCATCCACAGGCAATCGCCAAGCTCTTTTTCAATATGCTCTTTATCCAGGTCATGTCCCTGATACACTTTCTGCATGATCCCGGACACTTCGCCGGATTCAGAGGTCAGCCCAAAGATCGCATGGAACAGCTTACTGGAATCGTCCAGTTTATCATTGATAGTTCGCGCTGCGAACACCTGATACTCATCCAGCTCTCTGATTGGCGCCAACACATTATCCATGCTCATCGCACATCCTTTCCGTCACTGATGAACTGCTGCCATCTCCCGCACGGCTGGAATTCCTTGCACTGTCCTTGGTAGTATTCACAAGGCGGCATCAGCACAGCCTCAAACTCGGGCAGTTTTTCAATTACCAGGTCGCGCATCATTTCAGCAACACGCCTGGTTTCGGCAGCAGCTTTCATACACAAGCGCTTTCGCATGATGTCAATCAGCGCTTCGGCATTCATATCCCAGATCATCTCAACCAGTTCATCCTGACGGGCAGCATTGCGATCATACTTATCCTGCCTGTCATTGCGCTGACTCATCACATACGGCTGCGCCATCACATGACGGCAAAGGTGTACACTGACCCAGTAGGGAACAACCAGCCTGAATGAAAATCTCAGATAGCGGATCGGGCTATGCCGCGCCATCAGAATACGCTCTTTCCAGCGCATATCCGGTGGCTTGTCCGTGTCTTTGCCAATCGTCACCCAGGCGCGCCGCTTGACTTCCAACCAGTCAGCCTCACCAGGGAATCCAATCATCTGCACCTTCATCCGATCATCCATCAGAGAACCACCTCATTTCCGCTGATTATCTCAGAAGCATACTTGCTGTATTCACATCCACAGCTAAAGTCTTTTTCAACCTTTTCGGGCGGGCCAACGGGAAGTAAAGCCTGTCTCAATGGACAATCCCGCGCTTCTTTGCCAGAAAGCATACACATGGAGCACTCGCCGCGAAGAGCATACTCAGTCAGTACACCCAGATCATCATTGCTGACAAAAGAATAGGTCTTCTCATGCACAGGCCCAGGCAAATCCACTCGCAGTCGGCCTTTGCGCGCCAGAGTCACATACTGCTCAAACTGTTTGTCCGGCACGTTATCCAGCATAGCTATCTGCACCTTGTCCACGAGGGTCATCAGCAGTTTGGCATCCCGCCAGGTTGTCCCAAGCTTTTTCAATCGATCCTTGCAGGCTTCCACATTTTTGTGGAAGCCATTGCGCAGGATCATCAGTTCAATCAGCAATTCACGTTCATGACCATTCGGCGGTGTTTTCGGAATCGGCTCGCTCACTTGATTCACCTCCCGGGAACCACAGTGGGAATCAGGCGATAATTGCTTTTCATTGAGCAAGGATACAAATCATCTTTACTGGTTAGTTTCCCATACTCATGGACATAGCTATAAAAATACCGTTTCATGGTCTCCATAACAGTCTTATAGTGACCACATCTGCCGCCAGACCTGCGCCAGGTTTCAATCTGAACACAATACTTGAATGCATTGGTATTCTTAGCAGGATCAAAATCACTCGCATAAGCTCCGCGGATAAACCCAACAATCTCAGATTCCGGAACCCCATGTACATTCGCCACTATTGCCAGTGCTTCATACTGCGATGGAATATTACCTGAATTAGGCAGCGTATCATAGAACCATTCGTACAGATCACGGTTGCTTTCAATGCACTCCTGAATCATGCTCTGAGTAGGAATCCTGACATCGGTATAACATTTCAGAAGAACATTGGTCGCGCCCACAATATTCTTCTTCTGCATGATCCCATCGGCGCCGCTCATCTTGATAATCTGCCGGGCGGTTCTCGTCATGCCGACATCAATCGTCATGAACGCATTGTCATCCACTCCACGCGCAATCGTCATCCAGATCGACTTACCAGATTCTTTCAGCGCGGTGAGGCGGTGCTGACCATCAACCAGGATACCGTTTTTATCAAACTTGATCGCCTCGGCATTGTTCGACCATTTGCCACTCATCATGTCATGCATATAGCTGTTGACACGTTCACGGTTGATCTTTCTGTTATTTCTATGGTTGTCCGACAGCCATTCCTCTGCCATCTTCGGCGTAACGCGCTCCGTTGCAATCGTCAATTTGTCATACAACATCTGAGAAGTTCCCCTTTCTGGAGCTAACCCCATGCTCCGTCCAAATCTCTACTTCAACCCTTGGTGTCTCTCCATACACCTTGGAAACCATGCAGGAGACTACCTGCTTATCGTCTTTGTAAGCGATCCCATTCAGCCCGTCACAGATTGCTTTGACACAATTATCAACATCGGGCGTGACGGTCGGGCGGATCGTTCCGGCAAGCATCTTCTGACGATCTGCCGCTGAAACGCTCTTCGGAATCTTGTAAAAAGCAGTGACCGTCATGAAAATCGGTCTTTCACCAAGATACCTTCCGCCAGCTACAGCGTACGCATCTCTGACCAATGCCTCATAGTCCTTTGTCTTCTTCGGCGTGATGGTCTCATACTGCCCATGCCGGTCGTTCCAGTACGTTCGCGGACGTTCCTTGCCTTTCGGCATCCCAGGAACTATGAATGTGACATCATGATCAAGCACCATAGATCGTCCTCCAGGCCGGATGATAGATAGCCAACGGCCAAGGATACGCCTTTTTCAATTCCACAGGCCGATGATCATTGATACATTGCCTGATATAGACGGCGCCTTCGACCATCTGTTTCACAATGGTCTTATCAAGTGTCTGCGCTGCCGGAATCGTCTTCAAGATATCCATGTACTCCGCTGCGGCTTTCTCGGCATCCATGATCATCACCTCATCACAGATTCAGAATTCTCTTCAATTGGTCTCGCTTCTGCATTGCAATGGCTTTTCTTCGTGTTCCGCCCTCAACCCTGATGGGCGTACACATTTCCAATACCCGCTCGCAAATGCGCTTCCATCCTGGATCAGTCGCTATCCGCATCTCATCAGCCTGCAGATTGGTTGTGATCATCAATGGCTTCGCGCTCCTGTAGCGCTCATTGATAATCTCATACACCTGTTCATTCATGTACTCGGTGTTGCGCTCAACACCAAAGTCATCCAAGATCAGAAGATCAGCAGAACGAACCATCTGCATCACCAGTAAGCGCTCCGCATTATCAAACCCCATAGCGGAAACCAGTGAACGGATATTTGTCATGCAGACATAGAAGCCGCGTCGGCTTAATTCCTGCGCCACACACTCAGCAAAGAAAGTCTTGCCATTCCCAGAAGCTCCATAGAGCATCAGCCCCATATTGCCAGCAATCGCATCGTCAAAGTGATTGACATACCTCATGAGGATTCCGGTCGTCTTCTGATCCTGACCGTCATTCTGAGCAAAAGTCACGCTCGGTATGCCCGCTGCTCCAATTGATCGCAAGGCGTCAAGCTTCCGGCTGTTGGCCTCTATCCGCTGCTGAATCAAATCCTTGGCGCGCTGCTCGGCAGCTTCAGCTTGCTCACACAGGCAAGCCACGGGAACCATTCGCCCGCCAGCGTCATCAGTAGGGAAGAGCTTAATGAGGGCCTGTTTCGGTGCATGGCACTTGCCACAATACAGGATACCAGTAGCATCATGGTAATCACCAGGATTTTCAATGGCTGTAGGCACAGCACTGAGAACAGCATCCATCAGGGAATCAGCAATTGGATTCACAGATCACCACCCCATTCATCCGCCAACCGGCGTTTTTCATCCTCGGACAAATTGCTCTTTTCAGTGTCCTTGGACTTTTTCGCTTCGGCTTGCTCAACCGTCCGAATTCCCTGGGTCACATAGCGATTGAGAATCTTTGCCACATAACTCCATGAGCGTGCACCGTGTGCACAAGCATCATCGACGGCAAACTTGATCAGATCATCAGGCAAGTCCTCATTCTGCATGAAGTCTCGCAACTCTTCAAAGTTTCCAGGAGACATGGACCGCAAACAGGCTTCACAATAGGCAACTGCAGAATCAGCAGCAGGAGCAGCCTCCGCGCGCGCACGCGCACTTCCTCTTCCTGCTTCTGCTTCTACTTCTTCTTCTCCTTCTACTTCTTCTTCCTCTTCTGGCTGTATTTCACCGTGACTCACGGTGGATGACGGTGGATCACTGTGAGGTGCATTGTTATCCGGTGGTTCAGGGTAGCGCGACCTTTTTGTTTGGATTCTTTGATGCTTGCCCCAGCTTGGGAAATACAGGTAGGACTTTCCGCCTACTTCGTAGAGGACAATGCAGCCGGTATCCGCCAGCGCGTGCAAGCCAGCATCTATATCTTTCACGGTCACGCGATCCCTTAACGGGAAACAATTTCCCTTTATGATCGCCGGGCGGGCATCGCCTCGCCCATAGTCATCAACAAAAGTCAGAAGGTGAACCCACAATCGGAAGTTGAAGTCAGAAAGGCTGTTAAGTTTCTCGGACTCGTGAATCGAATCCTTAATCATCCGGTTCGGCATTGCATTCCACCACCTCCATCAGAACGGGCACGTATCCAGGTGGATTACCATTCCGGCATCCGCAGCCACAGTAGGAACCCAGGTTTGCTCTTCAATTTCCATGACCATTCTCTGCTCATCAGAACGCTGATCAGACAAATGGCAAAGAATGATTTGACGGGCTTCGGTGAGATCATTGGCCTGAAATGCTTCTTTCAATCGGGATAGACTCATGTGGCTCTTTTTCAATCGCTGCCTGAGCTCTAACGATATTGCTCCATCGTGCAGCTGATCCATCATGACTTCATCCACATAATTGCATTCGATCAGCCAATAGTGGATACCGGGGAAGGTGTACTTCAGATAGTAAGTGTCCGTCGCATAGACCAGCTTCTCACCAGTCGCGTCACACCTGATCATGTACCCGCAAGGCTCTGCGGCATCGTGCTGCGTTTCAAACGACAGGACGGTAAATCCTCCAACCCTGAACGGAACGCCCCTCACAGCAAGCCTTAAACCTTTTAAACGCAGTTTCTCGGGCGACCACACAGCCTCGGCTGTTCCTTTTGTCATGTAGACCGGAACACCCTTGATCATGAAGTCATCAGCGGCAGCTATGTGGTCCATGTGCTCATGGGTGATCAGCACACCGACAACCTTTGAGAAATCGGGAATCTTCTGGATGATGTGCCGGAATCTCAGCCCTGCATCCAGCACGAGAATCTCATCCTCGTGCTGGAGCAGATAGCAGTTACCACTTGATCCAGTCCCGATAACCGTGAGGGTCATCATCAGAAACCAGCCTCAGGCGGAAGCTCTTCGGCCTCGGGAGGATTATCATTGATAACCTCTCCGGTCTCGGTATCCACCTTCACATCCTCATCCGGCAGCGCAAGCGGTTCGGCGTTTGCGACATCAACCAACTCGGCTTCCATGCGCTCATCCTCATCGTGAACCATTGCATCAACATACTCAATAGACATGATGCCATACTTGGAAAGCAACTGACGGAGAAGGGTCTTCTGAGCCATTGCGTCAAAATCCGTCTGCCAGGCAGAATTGGCAACTTTGAAGCTACGGCTTTTTTTCTCGGCAAAGGCAGTGACCTTCTCACGCGACCAACCAATCATCTTTGAAAAACCGTTGGTCAGCTCCATATAGGCAAAGTAGCCAATCGCCTTATCAGAAGTGGGGGAACCATCAATCTTGATCTCGCCGGTGATACGGTTTTCGATCATCTGCTCGCCTTCGTAGATGCAGCCAGAATTGATCGTCTTATACTTGCCAGTTCGCATCGCCAACTGGATCAAACCACGATAACCAATGATAAAGGTCGGGACATTGCCGTAGGGCACAATGTAGGCAAAGCCAAGTGCCTTGGTGATCGGGAGGGAAAGAGAGGCAGCCTTCATGGCCTCGGCCATGACTGCATTTGGATCGCACTTGTTCAGATAGCCATCCGAGGTATACAGATCAAGCACAGAAGAAAGGAAAGTGCCGGAGGACGCGCCCAGCATCTTCTGTACGCGCTCCATGAGGTTCTGATTGTTGACCAGGACCTTCATTCGCTTGGTGTTGTCCGAGGGAACTGCAGGAAGCTTGTTTGCCATCTTGGTATCCTCCCTTACTTGGTCGTTATTTTCAACTCAGCATCATTGCTGACAGAAAGCGTGATAAGCTGCCCATGAAGCGCCGGAACATCATTGACTGACTCACGGTTATCGAAGAACAGCGGAAGACGGACATCATAGTGATCAGACAGGGCATTAATAATCTCCATATCCGCATGGAGCTTGGAACCCGTATTCGCTCCCTGATAGGGGACTAAGGAACCGCCACAAGGAATCATGCATTCACAGCAATCCACAATGCCGCCATTGATCTGAGTGTTAAATAGCTTCCACTTGACTGACGGGAAGAAACCATCAATGGTATCTTCCAGAAGCTTGCACCTGTCGGCAATGAATTTCCCACACAGATCAATCTTCTGTTCCAGGCGTGCAGCCTCATCACCAGCAGAACGCTTCTGCAAATTCAGCTCGGCGATTCGCACCTGAATTCTCTGACCGGCTTCAGCCTCGGCAAGTGTCCTGCGCGCATTATCAAGATCGGTCTTCAGGCGCTCAATGTCAGCCTTGATGGCAACACGCTGATCCTCGTCTGCTTCCGGCTTGTCCGGCTCGGCATTCATTTCTGTGATCTGCGCTTTCAGCTCCTCATAACGCGGATTCACGCCGTAATCAGGAACGGCCGGATAAGCTTTCAAAGCGGCTTCGGCGGAATTCTTCTTTTCGCGAGCATTATCAAGCTCGTTGGTCAGCTTACTCTCCTGCTCTCCAAGCCGATTGTCTTCGTCAGAAGCGGCTTCAAGCTGCTTTTTCAAGTTGATGCCATCCACATTGATCCGTTCCAGCCGAAGCTTACGTTCTTCAAGGAAAGATCGGCGCGCCTTGACGATGATCTCATCTCGGTAGGAGGCCGGAGTAATCTGTCCGCAAACCGGGCAAACATTAGAAACATCAGGCGCCTTGAATTTCTCATTATAGGCGGCAGAATACTTCTCGCGGAGATTCTTGATGCTTCCTTCCAGGCTTGCCATCCGATCGGCATTCTGTTTCCGCTGGCTATCCAGCGTCTTCAACTGACCTGTCAAGCTGTAGATCATGCTATCGGCTTCATAGCAATCGGTAGCAAGTTCCTTCCGGCCACGCTCATGATCAGCCAGAATAGCGTTCTGAATCGCCGTCAGTTCTGTACGCAAGGCAGAAAGCTTTCCAATCCTGAGAGCAGCAGCGTCACCACTCGACATGGCAAGCAGCTTATCTTCCGCATCCTTGATCTTGACGGGAAGGTCTTCGACTGCCTCCTTGGCATTTCCAACCTGATACTCGGCAAACTTCGGAAGACTGCGTGTCGCTTCATCAATGCGTGCCGGAATCAGCGTCAATTCACGATTGACATCACGGAGGCTTGACTGCAGCACTTTTTTCAAATCATCAATCGTGACACCACGGGTAGTGCACTCGACAGCAAGACTTGAATACTCATCCTTGCGCAGCAATACTTCATTGACATCAATATCGGCCATTTCTACCAGAATCGCACGGCGATCCTGCCAGGGAAGATTGTTCATGGCAGACATCCGGGCAATCAACCCGAAAACCTTCTCAGAACAAATCATGTTGATACGGCTCTTGAACTCACTCGCCTTTACCTCAACACCATTGATAAAGTAGGTGGAGACATTGCCCTGATAGACGGCCTCTGCTGCTCCGCGCTTCTTGACCCAGTTTTCCTTCTGAACACGTTTCAGATTGAACGGATCACCGTCCAGACGGCAGATCGCTTCCACACTGGTATCCAAGTCGTGAATCTCGTTTCCATCCTGGTCCAGCGGCTTCTCATGGAAATCATCGGAACCGGGCGCGCTCCCGGCAGAAGACTTATTGAAAACCAACCAGAAGAAGGCATCCGGGATAGTGGTCTTTCCGCTGCCATTGCGGCCGGCAATCTCCGTCAGATCGCCAAAGTGATATTCCGCATCCTTCACACCCTTGAAATTGTGAAGGATCAGAGAATCAAGACGCAATTCCATTTGACAAACCTCCATTTCTCATGTACAATGGGGGTGCATCTGAGAAGTGCAACCCCTCGGCTGTTGACAACTCCCATTGTCAGCAGCCACCTTTTTTGTTGCATGCATTATCAATCACCATCCATAAGGGCACATAAAGGACAGAAAGATCAAACCATCAAACAGAAGACTTCCAACCACCACGGCGATATCAAGCTTGATGGTTTCCTTGTAGCGATCCCAGAAATCAGTCATGCTGTATCCTCCATTCCTTTGTCCTTGTAGTGAACAATCGGCACAGGCTTGGTAGCAGTGTTCTTTGGCTTGCGCCCAGGGCGGCGAATCGGCAACGGTTGAGTCGTCCGTCCATCAAGCCAGTGTTTGAAATCCTTCTCCCAGACCCGAAGGTTGCTTCGTGTTCGGCCTGAACTGACATTGATATGCGGCATCTTATACATGAGCTTCAACGCCTGGTCTCTACTGCAGTCGAGAATTCCCGCAATCTCAGTGGATGTAAGAAGCTTGTCCATCAATCTCACCTCCTCCCGGCAAAAGTGCTTTTACCGCCTGCCCTGCACTGATCATCTCGTCCAGCAGCCCGAAAAGCTTTTCTCTTAGCGCATCATTATCCAGTGTGCCATCCGCAGCATCCATGGAAACCTTCTGACGCAGTTTTTCAATCCGGGCAACTATCGCATACAGAGACAACACTGAACCAGGCAAATCATAGGCGATAGGGGACGGATGTTCCTTGCCGTAGCTCCTCGGGTACTCTGTGCGCATCCATTCATGCCATCGACGCACATCTCCAAGTTCACGGCACATCTGATACATCACATCAGGGTCAGGCTTGATTTTCCCTGATTCATAGCGGTAGATCGTAGTCACATCGCAGGAAATGCGTTCCGCGAGATCAGCAGCACTTACATTCTTCTCACTCCGCCACTTTTTCAGGTCTGAACCATCAAACCCCGCCATTGTCCGCACCTCCTTCCCGTGGGATAATTCTACTGTGGCAAGAGATCAAACAAGTTGATCCAGCCACGACTCCGCGGACCGCACATGATCGCGCGCCATCCTGACAGCCAGCATCTTTTGCTCATCATCAACCGGCTCAATCAGCATCAGATCGGAGGATTGATAAAGGTCAAAAGTCTTACAACCCAGCACTTCACAAATCTTCCTCAAATCATCCCGTACGGGAAGCAGCTTACCAGCAATGAGATAAGACACCATTGGCTCAGTGATCCCCACTTGCTTTGCCAACTCTCGGCCGGTCATCTTCTTTTCAGACATGACCTTCTTGATGTTATTATCAATCATCGCTCCCGGCCTCCCGTGCCACTTCACGACCGACAATCTCATCAATCGAACAGCCAAGCGCATCAGCAAGCCTCGTTAACGTTAGTAACTCAGGCGTCACACGGTTCGTTTCAATCCGCGCAATGTTCGCCCTCGTCACACCGGACTCGGCTGCTAATTCCCTTTGTGTCCAGCCTTTTGCCGCACGTAGCTCTTTCAGCTTCATTCGCTCACCTCCAATCAGGTAGTTACCTAACGAGCACAATCCAATTATAGAGCGTGAAGAGTGAAAAGTCAACAGGCAAATGTGCGTGAACAGAGTATTTATTTTTTGTTACTTGCGGAGTACAATCTTAGCATATTAAGGAGGTGCTTATCCATGTTCGGTGAACGGCTTAAAGCTGCACGTAAGAATCTTGGGATGACCCAGGACGGCCTCAGCGAAGCATCAGGAATCTCACGTACTCAGATAGCCAGGTATGAAAAAGGCAGAGTGCTTCCAGACTTAAATACATTAATCAAACTGGCCGACACTCTTGATACTTCTCTTGACTACCTGACAGAAAGAGACAAGACTTACAAGAATGCGCCTGATGTCGAAAGGCTCCTTTACGTTGATAAACACGGGAAGCCACCGTTCACTAAGGATCAGCTTGGATATCTTGAAGTCCTTTTCAAGCAATTCATGGATGGAACAGCAGCCTCCGTCACAGAGGCAATTTTGGAAGATTCATCGTCATCGAAAGAAGCGGAAAACGCGGGCTAAGCCAGAAAAACAGACTCATCCAGGTTGTAAGAACAGCTATAGACTATCAATAGAAGGAGAAAGTCATGACAACTTTGAAAAACCTTACACAAGACGACTTTCTGCGCGCAGCTACTGAAAATCTTTATTGGGCTTCAACGGGTGAACAGATTATCAAGGTTGTAATTCCAGGAGCCGGCACAGCAACGATTCTGAGTGAACAGGAATATGAATACTTGAAAAACACCGTAACCGCCTGCCAAGAGGAAGGATTGATCTGATCCATGCCACGTCCATCACTGAAAAAGCGAAAAGACGGCAGATATCGCTGCAAGTACAAAGATAAATACTTCTATGGAGAAACCGTATCAGAAGCATACGCAGCCAGAGACGCATATATCAAAACCATTGGAGAAGAATCAGAAGAAGTCTCTCCGGTCACAGTAAGCGAATATGTACCAATCTGGATCAAAGCACATAAAGCCACGGTCAAAGCTCGCACGTATAAGGACTATGAACACATCGTCAGCTTTCTTACAGAGGACTTTGCAGATGTCCCAATGGAAGAAATCAACGTGACAGATATCAAAAACCTGTACTCCACTCGCTTCAAAGGGAAATCAGACAGCTTTATCACCAAGGCAAAAATGCTCTATACAGCCATTTGGGATACAGCCATTGAAGACGGAATCGTCACTCACAATCCATGCCGCGGGAAGAACGCAAGACCTCACAAGGGAACATCTGGCACGCACAGAATGCTGACAGAGGAAGAAGACAATCTGATCCTGACGGTTCCACACAGATTCAGGCTCGCAGCCCTTGTGATGAGATATGCCGGCCTCAGGCGTGGGGAAGTCCTCGCTCTTGACATAGACCGTGATGTTGACTTTGATAATCATGTGATCCATGTCAGGGAAGCCATTCGATATGACTCAAACCAAGCAATTATATCCACCACAAAAACAGAAAGTGGTTTACGTGACGTCCCTCTTTTCTCTGTCCTTGAAAAAGAACTCAAAGGGCAGCACGGTCTCGTTGCTCCATCCGCATCAGGAAAAGTAATGTCCTCAGCGGCGTTTAGAACCGCGTGGAGAGGCTACAAACTCGCCATAGAGAAATATATCAACGGGGACAGCCGAAGGTGGTACGGAAGACGCAGGGGCCAAAATAGAGAAGATATGCCGGAATGGAAACACTTTACTGTGCGCGCACACGATCTGCGGCATTCCTTCTGCACCATGCTCAGAGACTCGGGCGTGGACATGAAGCTTGCGATCCTTTGGATGGGCCATGCAGATGAAAAAATGATCATCAGAATCTATGATCATATAACAGAAAGGCGAATTTCAAACGCAATCCAAAACGTGGAAAAAACCATCAAAGGGGTCAAAACGGGGGTCAATTCCGAAGAGAATGCAAAAAACCCTTAATTTGCAAGGGGTATAGAATACATGATACCTGAATGGGGTTCAGGAGGCCGGAAGTTCAAGTCTTCTCACCCAGACCAAAAAAATCCCTTGAAATCTAAGGTTTCAAGGGTTTTTCTTTACTCTTTTCCAGAATCAGATACACGATTTAAGACCTGTTTAGAGGCTTTAGAAAAGGGTAAAGGGGTCAAAACGGGGGTCAGGATTCCAGGCCGGGAAGAATAAACCATCTCTTAAAATTGGAAACAGCACAATAGCCAGCTGCAGACCAGAAAAAATTCTTTGCATTAGACAGCTTTTTCCGCCAGACTTCTTCCTGAATAGCATCCACATCGACTATAGCAACCTGCCCATAAACGCTGTTGCGGAAAAACACCTTATAGTCAAGAACCTCGCGAAACTTTTTCTTACCAGCTTCAGTTAGCTCCAGCGGACCGCAGAAAGCAATGCCGATATCATCCAGGACATTATCATAAACATCAATGTCAATCTCCATCTTGATCAGATCAGATACCGTCATTGGCTTTCTCCTCCTCAGTATACTTTCTCACCCAGGCAACAGAAGACCAGTTGACCAGGGGGCCAGCGTCAAGCAGCGTGGCGTACTGCTTGCGCGGGTTGTCCTCATTATCATTATCATCACCCAGGACAAAATGGCTGCCATCATTATCGCGGAAGGAAAGGGTGTCACGGTTAAAGATCGCAGTGTTGCCATTGTTGAAGTAAACCTTGATCATGTTCATGCTCATACCTCCATTATCACGCAGTCAAGTTAAGCGGCATATCATTAGCAACAGTCAGGAAGAAATCGGCGTGGGCAACAACCGCATCATAAGTCTTAGCATTACCCATGAAAGACACAGCCACGTGCTGCTCCTCTTCGGTCATCTCGGCATAACGCTTCTTCCCAAAACTCGGAGGAAGCCAATTCTTGCCTTTGGCGGCAAAGATATTGAACTTTGCTAACAGATCGGGATTCTTAAACTCAATATGGCAAGTGCCTTTTTTGTAGAAGGTCAGGTAAAAATACTTGGAATCAACCTTCTTGGTATTGCCGGTTTTCTCACACTCATTCAGAACATCAACCAAGTCTTTCTCGGGCGTGCGCCCGCCATCCAGGTAGTTGAAAACCTTTTCAATATCCAGCAGCTTGTCGCGCACGTTGTACGCCCTGAATACATCTACCGAAGTAGAAGACCAGTAATTATATGCACGAAGGGGAATGATCACTTTCTTGTTGACAGCGAACGCATCATTGGTACGCCAGCCATCAAAATAGTGCCGGTTCTGAGCATTTTCATCCCAATGATACTTGCGGGTCCAGTCATCAAACAGGCTCATAATCGTCTTTTCAACGCCGCCAATCACCTGTGCATTCATCTGGAGCATAAGCTCATAGATGTTGTAGGCGCTGAATTCATAGTCGGCGAGCTCTTCCACTCGCTTGTAAAGCTGCTCACGCAGATTCGTGGTTAGCTGAGACACAAACTGATGAGAACAGAATAGCGCACTCCAATACTTTTTCCGCACACGCCGGATATACTCATTGGGATCGGCACTTTTATTATCAACCACCAGGCCAAGCGTAAGCGAACTATAGGCCGCATCAGGCGTAATACTGCTGTTAAGCAAGTGGTTCATCCTCCGCCACTCATCAATCAGCTTACAGCCGCACTCCACTTCATATTGATAGCGATCCACTATAGCATCAATAAAATCGGCCTTGGTGAGTGTAGCCGTTTCTTCTTCGGTCATAGAAGCATACTTGTGAGCCTTGCGCAAGGCCTGCATGATCAGCCCATCCGTGGCCTCCACTGCAGGCTTACGGAAAGAAACCAGGGCAACATCTACACCAGTTTTCCGCTCAGCCTCGACAAAACCGCCGTCCACATAATCAATGTGCGCATCATAGGCTTTCAAAGCGCGGACAAGCGCCTGCCGCTCGTTAGAAAAAGGATTTCGGATGCTTTCTGCATTCAGCAGACAGACAAGCTGACCACCATCATCCAGGAGAGTAATAGCTTTGAGAAGGTGCTTCACTCCATCATCAAACGGAGGATTCATTGCAATCAGACTATAACGCTTCATGGTGTTATAAGTCAGGAAATCATCATGAACAACGCGCAGCCCTTTATCTTTCAAGATTGCACGCAGATGAGGATCAATTTCCACACAATCAATACCGGCATCTGCAACAGTGGCACGGTACTTGCCGCGATTCGTATTGATCCGATCAGCCATGATGAGGGCCAGATCACCTTTGCCGGCGCTCGGTTCAAGGGCTGTACCAACATAACGCCAATCCACATGGGACATCATTTCTGCAGCCAGCTTTGCCGGGGTAGGATAAAAGGTGCTTTTACCCTTTTCCGTCACAGGAATGCTCGCCAGGCTTGTCATTATCAATCTCCCTCCCATCTGCACAATACCAATGCTGTACCGTGATGATACTCAGTCGCTCACACTTGCGCGCCGTGAGGCCGCTCGTCTGATCCCAATACCGGCACTCTCGGCAGTGAATCACCTTGCTGCCATAATTCTCGGGCGGTAAATAACCAGGGCCAAAGTCCATCTCAGATCACCTTCAATCTCGGTCTTGCTTTTTCACCCGCTGTTTGCTACAATGACCAAGGGAGAAGAGCGGAGGCGGGTGACTGAACCGCCCTTCTCTTGGTCAAGGAAGGAACTCAGAGGGTTTCGGAAAGCTTACTGCTGAGTTCCTTTTTCTGTTCCTCCAGGATCGTTATGGAATGAACATCCGTCATCTGATCAATAGCCATTTGAATCTCAAAAAACCGTGCCAGCAGTTCGTATCTGGTAGCCTGCTTATCTGTCATGAATTCCTCCATTCTATATCACCCGCCTTTCGTCCGTCCTCCCGGAGCCGCCCCATTGCAGCCCCCAGGGGACATTTTTATTATAACGTGCTGCAAGACGCAACACAATACAAGAATGTGACGTTTCAAGCACATATTCAGCGTTTTGGAGCGCTCTCCACTATCCGATATTTCAGAATCGCGTCTCCACGAACATTCTTGTCCATGATCATCCCTGTATTCCAGTCTCTTTTCTTCCCGTACTTATCCCATGCATCCGTGACAAGGTAGGGGAAACCGCGAACAGTAAAGAAGTCTTTCCTGCACCACCAGCTTCGATTCCACCCAAACCTCACATCATTATCAACCAGTGTCTTATATTCATCTGACTGCTCATACTCTTCCCAGGCTACCCAGCATTTCGTCTCTTCGGCATTCATGGGACGCATGCCAAAGCCGTATACAGTCAGACCGTTCTCATCATAGTCAATGAGACTCGCGCGAGCGATCCTGCATTCACTCTTTTCTCCATTGGCATTGGAGAAAAAGATAGCAACATTGTTTGCTCCAACCAGCAGCCGAGGACCACGAAGCCGGAGAGGGATATCCTCTCCGGTCTTTCCAAAGCGCTCGACCATTTCCATCCAGATTGTTCCCTTCTTGGCATCCCTTTTCAGTTCAGCAAAGCTCTTCATTTCTTTTCCCTTTCTGCGCTTCATGCTCATTCGTAACCTTCAACCTCGGCCTCGTCGTCCTGCCAGGCAAAGTTTAATCGCTCTTCCAGGCTATGCACATCCTCGGCAAGAATGAACAGCAGGTCCTCGTTTTCAGGATCGTAGATCAGCGCATTCGCGTAGGCGGTCTTCGCCTCGTGGAGCAGGCGCTCCACCTTGTAGGGGTCTTCATAAGTGCGGTACATCTGAAAGCTCCTCCTCACTTCTTGACCAGTTTGAAGGTGACCTCATGGCCAGGGTTCTCGTCGATCAGCAGCTTCTTCATGTCATCGATCAGCATATGGTTATCAAGTGCAGCCTGAATGACCTCGACCAGTTTTTTGCCATCCAGGTAAGCCCAAATGTATACGCGAGGGCGCTTCACGATCATTCCTCCTCAATGTCCAAATCCCACTCATAGCCGCCATCAGGGCACACAGTCCATCCAAAGTCCTCACAGATCGCATAGGCATCATCATAAGTCAGACCTGTATACATATCGCGGACCGTACCACCCAGGGAATAGCGAACCACCTTGAAAGTAGCAGCCATTGTCACTCCTCCTCTCCATCATCCGGGCCCTCGGCCATTGCAGCACAGATTTCATCCAGTGCATCGTCATCCAACTCGCCATACTCATTGATCAAAGCAGAATCGCTTAGCCAGCTGTAGAATTCGATGACCATCTTGCGGAAACAGTCAATCTCACGATCAGACATCCGATCATCCATCTCATGATTGATATACTCATCAGCGGCAGACAGCACAGCCCTCAGTTCGGACAACGTTCCCTCATTGCGGCAGTAGCTCATGTACATCCTGACGCCCTCCTTTCGGTCCGTGACGCGGTGGGCATCTCATTGCTGCCCACCGGGCACATTCTCATCATAACGTGTTTTGCCAGTTTACACAGCGCGTTTTGAACCTGATAAGTGACATCTTGGGCAAAAAAGAAAAGCTTTCAAACGGATTCAAACCGTAATCGTGCCTTCAAATATGATCTGATACTTCCGAAACGGATGGTACTCATTGAGAAACTGCTTTAACCTTTTAGAAGCTTCTTTCTTACTATCAGCCAGGATTTCCCTTCTGCCACCGCCAGCATTATCATAATAGGTGAAGACATAGTATTTCATAAGTTTCCCTCCATGCCGGAATAACTCACCGTGTCCATACAACGCAAGCAGCCATCTTCTCTGCGTGCTCCAGGCTCATTCCGCAAGCTATCGCGTGACCGATCCACTCGCGGAAGGTTTTCCCATTGTTACCATACACACCAAGGACATATTCACTGCGCACAGGATCATTTGCAAACCGGATCGCCGTCTGCCAATCCTCAAAGTATTCAACATTGAAATCAGAAGGATTCATGCTAATTCCTTTCTGCCGGCATCAATTGATGCCGGCTGCCACTGACTCATAGAAGTTCCTGATCACGACATCCTTCTTGTAAACATCAGAATCTTCACCATAAATCCATTTCTCACGCTTGAGACCTTCATCCATCCCAGCAACCTTGTCGGAAAAATATGTCTTGATCTCGCTGCGATCCATATCCCGGATCACCTCAATGGTTGCATGGCTCTTGTTCCAATCATGGGCCTTTGCAGCCTTGAACCGATCACTGACAGTCGTGAGGATGGGCCAGAAACCAACATTGTATTTCGTCTTGCTGATCTTGCCGCGCTTTCCCATCTTGAGCAGAGAATGGTCGGAACCGCACCAGGTAGGATCACCAGGAGAATGCTCCACAAAGTACAAGCCATTATCCGTGGCAAAGTAGGCGCCATCAATGCGGACCACATCACCAGTCCGAATCTCAATACCATTCCGATCCAGCATTATCAACACCTCCAATCAATAACCGATCCAATCAGCCGTGTAAATCCGACCGTTCCGAACGCCCATCCTGCGATAGCCAGCAGAAGTGTTTTCCAATTCATAGGAGCCGCAGTCGTGCACATGCCAAACCTCATTGTCATCCAGATTCCACCTGGAATCATTCAGCGCCTTGCAAATCTTGTCAGCACTTGAAACAGGAACAGCGTAGGCAGAAAACCTGGAGTAGAAGAACTCAGAACCCTTCAAGCTCTTCGCAACCATCTTTTTCATGTCAGCACCTCCTCTTGATCCGTGTCTCATGGGCGATCAATGTATCACCCGGAGCACGGTTATATCTTATCGTGCGCGCGCGAACCTGTCAGCGCGCTTTGAACCTTTTAAGTGACGGCATAGACGCTCATTTCGCGCTTTTAAGCAAATCGACAATAGGGAAGTGACCAATCACCTCGCAATAGTGGTTTTCCTTCCGATCCCAGATACCAACACCATCATAGGGAATTACAAGGCCCAGGTAACGCTTTGCTGCATTCCGCGCAGCTTTCAACGTCCGATAATCCAGTTTCTCATCAAAACCAGAATCGAAGCAGTAAGTGACGACTGCGTAACGCGGTGTACGTTCGGCCATTTCTGACGCTTCCTTTCTATCAATCCTTATCCCGCAGCATCCGGGTGGCAATCCGGTGAAAAGCCTGCTCGGCTCTCTGATTGGACCATCCCATATAATCATCAACAATGTTCATTTCAATCGGCTTCTCATGCTGGACCAGAAACAGATTGCCAATCGTCGTCTGCATCTCGTAGAGCCAGGCGTGACGGCCATTGACCGTCACGCTCTGCAGGATACCAGGTTCGTACAGATCAATCATTTTCAACCCTCCGTCAGCCAGTTGCCATAGGACGCAGCAGGAGCCGGCGCCAGGATCGCCGGCGCAACAGACTTAGAACCAGGCGTTTTCCGTTCCTTCTTCGGTTTGTCAGCAGTCAGCTCGACCTGCGATGCCGTGAAGAAAGCAGCCGTTTTGAGAAACATCCGGGAAGTTTCCTTCTCGTTGCCATCGTCATCCTCTACCGTCTTCGTGGCGTGCTTCCAGATCGCAAACTTAGCGACCGCGTGTTCACCCTTCTTCACGGAGAAACCACGCGCTTTCCAGGCGGCAAAGGTGTGAATCGCCTCAGGCTCCATCATCTCTGTCTTGGTGCCATCAGGATTCTCAACCGACAGCACCTTGCCAGTCGAACCAATCACGCCAGCTTCCAGCAGCCGGCAGGACTCCATGAAAATGATCTGCGCATTAGTCATTGCCATCTGAGAAATCCTCCCTTCTTAATCTTCGGAGAAAACCGTTATTGTCACATCACACACATCGTACATCACGCTAAACAGGTCATAGTCTTTGGGCAAATGAGAGTGCTTCATGATATCCTCAGCCACTTTCCGCAGATCATCGGTCGTCATGTGCGCTTTGCCATCATGGGTCAAATCACACAGCAGATGATTGTACTCGTCATTGGTTCCAGCCGTGTACCAGTTGTTGCGGATGCACAGGCCGCGAAGAGAATACGGAGAGAGAAGCCGGATTTCCTTGATCATTCTTTGCACCTCCCTTAATCCAGAACCAGGACACAATTGTCCATGTTGGTCGCCTTGCCATCAGAGAAGATCACATAGTCAGCAACCCAGCGGCCATAGCGGTCCTTGATTGCCTTGATGCGGTCAACCACACCCACATAGCCGGCAGGAATCTTGCGGCCCTTAATGACCATCGCACGGGAGCCATCGGTAATCACCCCATGCTTGTGATACCAGGCACGGCGCGCAGCCTTATCAATCGGAGCATCATACCAAGCATCATTGTCACGGCTGCAATCCGCATAGTCATAATCACGAACAATCACGGTCGTCTCATCGCCAGTGAGAATGTTATAGAGGGTAGCGACCACAAAGGACGCGCCATTCTCAGCAACCTTGCGCCATCCGTCAGCCTCACGATAGGTCATCTTGCCATCTCCTTTCTGTGCTCTCCCAAGCACATATATAATATACCGTGCCGGAGAAGTCTTGTCAGCACAGTTTTAGGCCTTTTAGGATATTTAGTCTTTTTGTAGTAAAACAAAAAATGCCGCAGGCTTTCGCCCACGGCACTTGTAATTATCTCCTGTTTTTCAACTTGATGTTCATCTCTTTGATTCTTCGGTTGATGCTGCCAACTACATTGTTTTCAAGCCGTTTCGCCGCATTGGCTGCTTCACGCGCTTGCCGCCAATCCTTATAGTGTTTGCAATAGTCGTGACAAGCTTCATAGCGTTCAGTACAGCCAAGGCATGGCGACGGCTTCATTGACCATCCTCTTCGTCTGGCAGCTTTTGCTCATCGGCCTTTTTCCTCACCTGCTCCAGGGCGTTTTTCATCCCAGATGGGAACGGAACGCCAGCAAGCGCAAGATTCTCAAGGATACTGAGGCCCTCGTTGGCGATGTAGAACCAGATCACCATGGACCTGAAAACGGAGGTTGTCGTTTCTCCGCCGCCCATCGCTTTGTCTGTCATCGCGGCGACCGCGACCATGAGCAGCATGAGAAATTTCTTCGCGATCCCTCGGAAACCCACATTGCTATCCAGATAGCCGTTTTCAGTTTTGCGGCTCTTGCCCATCCATGCGACAATGAGGCCGGAAGCATAGTCCACGGCCATCAGGGAAACCAGAACTCTTAGCATCATATCCCAGCCACCAAGGAAACCGGCGATTGCTCCACCTACCGCGGCGGCTGCTTTTAACGCCTTGTCCCAGTATTCATGCATCTTCATCTTAGCCCACCCCCATGACCTTTGTCAGCGCTTCCAAGAGCTTCGCCGCAACATCCAGCGGAAGACTGATGAGAACATCATTGTAGGTAACAGAAGTGGGATTGGGTGTGACAGGAGGAACAGAAGGCATAGGTAAATCTGTAGCCGTAGCAACTGGCGGAGTCGGAAAACTCTCGCTTGTTGGGGCTATCGGTGTGAGATACTGATCCATCATGTATCCACTCTTACCATTCCAATCTACCCTTGACCATTCCAAGTCATAGTCTTGGCCTTGAACAACAGCACCAGAAGGAACTTTTGCCAGAGTATCGCTGTTCTTACTTGGCTTTGCTCGCAAACGGACGGTTTCTCCATCAGGGCAATTGACAACCATAGTCTGCATGGATTGATTCTCCTTTCTATCTTGGGAATTGTATTCAACAGCATTGAGGTAGGCCACCTTGCCCCATGCGCTGATTCTGGTTCTTGTAAATCCCGCGCTCGCACTTTGAGCATTCAATACATACTTTCCAGTGCTATCCACCAAGCCAATATGATAGTAATCATTCTGATCTGTATCTGATTTGTACTTGGACGGCAAAGCCCAGGAAGAATGACCGGGAGGGCGATACTTAAAAGCAGCCATGCCGGGCGCCGCTTCTGAAATCGGCAGAAGCTCACCACAATGCTTGCGCGCAATCGCATTTGATCCATGAGCAATCGTCTTATGAAAAAGCCGGAACGCCCAAACGAACGCTCCGGAACAGTCTACACAGCCCTCTCGTGCAAAACCAAGGATATACGACCAATGCTCTTTGTACATTCGTACAAACACATCTATCAGATCAGCAGCTTTGATCTTCTCCATGTTCGGCACCTCTTTATGTGTATTTCTGATAGGAATTCTTGATATCCGTTTTGTTGAGCACTACATACTGCATGGTAGTGTCCAGCTTGTCATGACCCAGGATGGATGCAACTTCCTGCACAGCCATCCCATGACGGATCAGATTTGTCGCCAATGTCCTGCGGAACTTGTGAGGATGCACATGATTTACATTGGCTCTTTCGCCAAGTTTTTTCATCATGTTTCTTACGCCACCAGGATGCAGTCTGTCCGTCCCTTTGCCGACAAAGAGGGCCGGATGATCATCCGTGCGTTCGGACAAATACTCTTTGATCATCATCCCAGCAACAGGATCAAGATAGACAGTCCTCTCTTTGTTGCCTTTTCCAAGAACCGTACATTCCAGGTTGTTCAAATCAACATCATCACGATTAAGCTGACACATCTCACTAATACGACATCCTGTTGAAGCCAGAAAAGCGATAATCGCCTTATCTCGTACTTGACCACACTTCGTCTTAAGCCGCTCCATGTCTACTTCGGAGTAAACAACCTTGATCTTCTTCACACACTTGATCGCACCAAGATTGGCAGTTGGATTAGACTCAATCAGCCCTTCACGCCAAAGCCAGCCAAAGTAAGCACTCAGGACCTCCCTTATACCTTCCAAGGTTCTATCAGACAAGCCACGCACTTTTTCATCAGCAAGGTATCTCCTGAGATGGTGAACCGTGATCGATCTTGTTGGAATCTTGATCTCGCTCATCAGCTTTTTGAGAAGGTAGCTGTATCGCTCAATTGTCTTTGGACTGCGGCCCTGCACGCGCAAGGCAGAAAGGTATGCATCCAGCATATCATCCGGCGCGCCGTTCTCATGATCAATTTGCTTCACTTCATAGAAGGCCAGCTGGTCAGAGAGAATTGAAAGCACTTTGGTCATGTCCGAAGCGGTGATCACCGTTGACAATTTCTGCTCCATCCCATTAAGCAGAACAACTTTTGCTTCAATAGCCACAGATACCACCCCCCACATCCATCATACGGAACTTGCTACAGTTTGTCAGCGTCTTTGGACACTGTGCATTTGTAACAATTACGCATGATGGACGCGGGCTATCCAGGTGGTTTTATCAGGGCCAAGCTTTAATCCGCAAGCTGTGGTATAGTTGACTTTTCAGAAAACCATGCTATCATTTAGGCGCATAAACACCCCCTATTGGCAGCCCGCACAGGCATATCACAGTCTGTACGGGCTTTTTGGTTTTTGACTTAAGGTGTTATTTAAGCTATCCTTGAAATCAATATGGGATAATCCCACAAACACGTAACCTCATATCAATAGTTGTCCGTCTGCCAATTTTTAACAGTTTTACCTTTTTATTGGCTGTGTCGAACGATATAACATAATAATTTGGCTGCGCTAATTCCGGTCGAATATCATCTGCCCTCCGCTGATAAATATTGGTTGACGCAGATGGGACGAGAATTTGCAACTGATCCGAATAGTCTCCACCGTGAAGGATATACGGTGCATGAGAATGTCCGCTCAAATAGCAGATAAACTTGCCGTTTGCTCTTCCGGTGAAATCCTTTGATACAATCGAATTTGGAAGTCCCGTAGTTGTATATGCATTGTTTGTGTAAGTTTTATTAACCGTCAGAGAATGGATGAACGCATTAACAACATCTCCTATTGCATTGCCCGACATATTGTTTAGGATATACCCGTCACCAGATCGAAAACCGTTTGTAATTTTCCGCAAATACGGAGTAACGGAAAACAAATTATCATCAATGGTCGGGTCAGTCCATACTACCTGATGAGTGAGTACCACGACAGAATAATCCTCCGGCGTGGAATACAATGTATCCGCAAACCATTGCAACTGTGTGCTGGATATATAACGCCTGTAATAATACGTTTCGCAGGAATCCGTATCTTGGCTCGCCTCAAACTCATACAAAACGATTGTGCGGATTTTATATGTCGCATTATCAAAATAATAATAGTTTTTATCCGTTGCAATATGTCCCATCGCTACCATAGGCGAAATGTAACGGGTAAACGCCGTGCTTGGAGATATTCCAGCCTCCTGCGGCCCGCCACCAATATCATGGTTCCCAATGCAAAACGCAAACGGCTTTTGTATATCTGTCAGGTCGTAAAAACTGGGTACTGTCGTTGGGTCTTGTACCAAATCACCCAAAAAACATGCCGCGTCAATAAATGATGCCTGAGATTTCAGCATGGATACCATATCAGCCCAGCCGACTTCCGATCCATGCGTGTCTGTGATTGTGGCGATTGTGTAACACCGTTTTGATGGCGTACCGCTGGAATTAAACTCAGATAACGCAATAAGTTCGCCCTGTAAGGCAGATTTTTTTTCTGCGGTAAACGTGTTGGCAACCGTTGTATCTGTGTAATTCCATGATCTATACTGCAAATATATCCATTGACCTATGCCGCCGACAACGCCGATATATTTCGGCCTGTCAAATAATCCGGCCTTGAAAATAACCACGTTATCTGCGCTTTGATTTGTCCCATCAGCCAAATTGGCAATCTTGCAGGTTTGCAGTTGCCTATCATAGACAAGGCCCTGATTTGACGATAGTCTTATACAATCCGACACACCAGACGGCGTTGTATATCTGTTATCCGTTACAATACTTGCATAAGCTAAATCTTTTTTTGCGTTCCCTCTCAGATACCAACTCCCTGTGATTTTAATGTATAAATACTGATTCGTATTATCGCTTTCAAAATATGCACCATCAATGCCATCCTGAAAGCTTATAACTGTTCCGGGATTGTAACTCAGTTCGCTCCCCAAACGGTTTACATTAACATCAATATAATCATGCTCTGCGGCAATGGCATCCCCAGTAGCTTTGGCATCTGCTGGGGAATTTTCATGTTCTAATGTTTTGTCCGTAATATATCGAACAATCAAATTGCCATAATCACTTGGCGTAAAATTAGTATCTGATGTGTTTTTGAGCATGATATTAAATTTATAATCCGGGTGATAACGGAAATCATACTCGCTAAACCACCGGAAATTTGATCCGATACTGGTAAATCTGCCGTCCGTTTTTAGACTCCCGATAAAAGTACCATCCTGCTCATATGCGAATAAAACCGCAGTATATCCATCGTTTATTTTTACAAGTGCATGCCCCTGTTGCACTCCAAGATAACCATCATAAATTGCGCGTTTGTTGTTGTTATATCCCCAATTTCCAGTAGACGTGTTGATTGCTCCGTTTCTGACAATCAACGGATCACCATCTGCTGTGATAGTATTAACTGCGCTCTTTAAGTCACTAACTTCACCGGCCGTAGTCGCCTGCGCAGCCCTCGCGGTCGCGTCCTTCACATCGTACAAAGTGCCACCAACA